GAGCTCCCCGGTGCCGATCTGTCGATGAACATGATCAGCGCGCCAACCTATCTCCTTCGCACTCGTGCGGAGTGGGATCATCACGACGTGGCGGCGGGCGGCCGCTGGGGTCTCGCGGTTCCGGAGGGCTATCGTCTGGCTCTTCGCCAGACCAACTACCAGCTCTGCCGTGACTTCGCGCTCTATGGCGGCAAGCCGCAGTACGGTGAGGGCATCGTCAATGCTCCCGGCGCGACTGCGATCAACCTCCCGCCGGACAGCGGCGGGCACACCACCGCCAGCACCTACGACAACGGCGAGATGGCCTTCTTCCTGATGCAGCTGATCCTGGGCCTCAAGACCAGGACCTATCAGCTGGGTCTCGGCAAGAAGTTCTCCATCGTCGGCCCGCAGCGCATCCTGGGACTCTTCGAATACAACGTCGTCCAGGTCACGCAGTTCCAGCGTCCCGGCGCTGGTACCGCTTCGACCAAGGAGACCTTCGAGGCAGTGCTCCAGGCCAACGGCGATCGGATCACTTGGGGGTACGACGATACTCTCCAAGGTCAGGGCGCCGGTGGAACGGATCTCGTCATCGTGGATATGGCTGGCGTCGATCAGCCGTCCACTGGCGGAATCAACACCAACGTCTTTGCTGGGATTACGCCGGGCACTGGCGTCTGCGTGACTCAGTACTGCGACAAGGCCGCTCCCACGGAGATCATCTCCCCACTCCCTGCGGGTGCGACGGACATGGTCACCGAGTGGCGCATCTCGCCCGGCTGGGCACCGCGCCCTCAGGCGGTGACTCTGCTGAGCATCGCGCCGTGATCTAGCGAGCCTTGAACCAGCCGGGGGTTCCGTGCAGGGCCGTGGGAATCGGCCCACTCTTTTAGAAGCAGGAGAAGATCATGCGTTTGTTCGTTGCCAATGTGACTCATCAACGTTGCCAGTTTTTCTATCGCCTTGATTTCAATCAAGAAGGGACGGCCCGCATGCGGGCCCAGAATGACGTCAAGAGCGTGATCATCGAACCCGGCCGTCAAGTCACCATCGGTGGAGATCTGATGCCCGAGCAGGCTCAGTTGATCATGGACCAAGCTTCCCTCTATGGTGGTGTTGGCGTCGAGGAAATCCCTCGCCTGGACAATAACAAGAAGGTAGTCTTCTTGCTATCGTTCGGCAAGGAGATCCCGATGAAACAGATTCGAATGATGGATGAGCACAACAAGTTTCTGCTCACGGGTCTGGGGGATACTCGTCGCCGCATGGCGGCCATCGCCATGCATCCAATCGTGGACCAGCAGATCGATAGTCTCAAACGTCTTGACGTAGAGATGGTCGAAGCTCCGCCGGAGCCGGGAGATCCCGAGCCTGTCGGCAAGCCACTGGACTTCGGAGTCCACCTCGATCCCAATGCGCGCGTGGAGAGCAAGACCAAACCGCCTAAAGCAAGGAAGTCCCGCCGCCCACGCGGAGAATAAGATGCATCTCACCTTGAAGTTGCGAAACCAGAGCGCCGACCGCACATTCATAGTCGGCTGCAATTCGGTGGACATCCTCGCCAACGGCAAAGGCTACCACGTCCGAGCCTTCAAGGAAGAGGATGCCATCGAGGATTTCTACGTAGGCGGTGACGAGTATGACATCGCCTACGTTGAGAATTTCAACGGTGCTACCACGCACATCATAAAGCCGAGGGCCCAGAAATGAGCGGACCAATCCTTGGTGTACCCGCCAATCCTCCCGCGCGGGCGACCGGCTACTATGGATTCATCAGATACAGCATGGGCATCCCTGTGGTTGCCCTTCCTGACAATAGCGACGTGATCTCTGCGTCGTTCTTTGCGTCGCTGGATATCGTTAACATCTTCCTGGCTATGGCTCCGCAGAATGCGCAGAGTCTGAATTTCCCCAGTCCATACGCTTATGCGGTCTACAACTTCGCTGGCGACCGCTTGGTCAATTTCGCCATGGACGATCCGGACAACCCTTATATCTACCCGAACAGTTCCCCACCGACACCTTACTTCCAGTGGCTTCGTCAGCAGTTCAAGATTGACAGCTTCGTCTCCGGCGTCGTCACGTATGCGGCCGACGTCACGACGAGCGCCAGCTACATGACGCCCAACTGGATGAAAGACATGTCGATGATGGACCTGAGCACGCTTAAGACTCCCTGGGGTCGGACCTACATGGCGATAGCTCAACAGTATGGACCAACCATTGTGGACATAACATGAAGATCGAATTTGGCGTCCTTGATGTTCCCTACAATGCGCGAGCGTCCTATAAACAAGTCGGACGACGAGCCGGACCCCGTCGTATCAGAACAGGAGCCACGATCACCACCGGGCAGTTGTCTGATATCCTTGAGCGTCGATATGGCATCGTCAATTTCTTTCTCAATGTCCATGGCGAGGAAGTCATTGGCGGGCTCATCGAAGCTGAGATGCTCAATGCCGCTCGGCCCGAGTCTGGTCGCGGCAGCCGGACGGATCATCTGGCGAAAGCGATTGCCAGAGGCGAACAGATTTTCAGAAACATGCTCGACAACAAGGAATTGGACGGGCAAGTCGAAGGCGTTCCGACCATGGCAGCAGAGCTAGGCTATCGCTTCGGTCGGAAGAACGCGATCGGCGGCCGTCCTTCCTTTGTCGATACCGGGCTGTACCGGGATTCCTTTAGGATCCAGGTCGAGGAGAGCTAATGTTTACCCAGAAAGAAGTAGATGCCAATCCGACCTTGTTCTCATATAACATGAAAACAGGGTACAAACTTCTCGGAGCGCCCCGGCTTCCTTCATCCCCCGTGGGGCCTGCTTCTGCATGTGAGCCCAGCTTCCCAGCCGATAACGAAAGCTGGCATTTCATTATCCCGCCAAACCAGCCAGACACTGCCAAGGTTCGGGCGCAATGGATCCCGAAGCTCAAAGCCTGGAAGCCGCCTCTTGAGGCACAGGGACGCCGTGTTGCTTTCAGCAGCCAGTATCTGGCAGCGCACGGCTGGATTTATGGGGAGGCTGAATAGATGCCCAGCGTCGAAGAAGCAGCCCAAGGTCCGAATACCAATCTTGCTGCAGACCTGCAGCAGGGTGTCGAGACCATCAGCCTGAATCAGACAATAACCTTTGAACCGTACGTCCGTCTGATCCTTCCGTTAGACGGCTATGTGTTCTGGGTAAAGAAATCCTCGATGGGCGATTCAGCAATGCTGAACATGATGGGTTTCAATTCAGCAGAGCCCAACTCGAGTTCTCTCACGACAAGCCCGTCTGCCTTCCAAGCCAAAGGCTCTCTGCACTACACGACAGATGGAGGACAGTCTGAAGAAGCGAACAGCAGCCGGAACCGTGTGGTCTTTACAGCCGAGGAACCGATCCAGGACTTGAACGCCATCGACAGCCAGATACTCTACATCGGTACATGGGAAGGAGTTCGGTTTGCATTCTCGAACCGTAATTCCTATTATCAACAAGCGGGACTCTGGCACTACACCGGCAGTGCTCTATATTCGACCATGGACCCTCAGATCGTCGAGGACCCAAACACGTTGCTGAACAAAGGGCTCATAGTCTCGAACAGCTTGCCGTCATGGCTGTCGCTCAACAACTACAATCCACCATGGCCGGTCCCGGTGCCGATGCCCAACATCCGATTCTATCCGTCGTTCCTTACACCGGACAATATCGATCCTCCATTCATATCGGTCCATATTGAGCCTCGGTCTGGTGGTTCATGGCAGGCTCTGCCACACTTGGATGCTCTGACCAACCAGTCTCAGCTTGGTTGGGATCGTGTGACTCTTACGCTATTCGGCTGCAACAATCGGATGGCAGAAGATATCTACTATGCGATCATGCAATACAGCTATGACGAAGAGGCGTTCGGCATCTTGAACATGCCTGACATCTCCGACGAAAAGGAACCGCAGGTCGAATTCCATACGCTGGCTCAGAAGAAAAAGATAGTCTTCGATGTCAGCTATACCAAGGGCACCATGCGGGACATTGCGCGTCAACTGATTACCTCGTGCATCCCCACAGTCGATACGTGGGACCAGCCGAGTTCCTAGAAGAAGGAAATTCATTAACTCTCAGGAGATCTTAAATGCCTCAAAATCGTCCAGTCCAGTTCGGGATTCTGCGCCGGAGTCTTACGGCACCGGCAGTGCTGAAGTCCAAGCCCGGCATTCTGCTCTATGTCGTCTGCTTGCAAAACGGGTCGATCACGCTCAACAACTGCGCCACGGTCGGCGCAGCCAGCGGCGGCAATCAACTCGCCGGGACTCCAGCCACCTTGACCGCCGGTCAAGTCCTTCCTCTCAATCTCGCCTGCACTGTGGGCATCGTTGCGAGCGCCGTCACCGGTCAGTTCGACGTTCTGATGTCCTCGTGATATTGGTCGAAAGGAATCTAGCCTATGACCAATCCCATTGTCAACGTTAGCGTCACGCAGACGCAAGCACCGATTCCAAGCAACTTGCAGAAGACCGGTGCACTGATCAGTCAAGGTGGCACTCTGCTCTCGGCGGGCCAATACAGCTTGCTCACGCAGATGGCCGACTTGACACCTCTGCTCGTAGCCGCACAACCTCTCACGTCACTCACCTGGTCTTCGGCCTTTGGTGGGCAGGTGACGGCAACCACTTCGGCTCCGCATGGCATCGCTGTCGGTGAGCAATTTCCAACGACGATTGCCGGAGCAGTGCCCGCTGGATACAACGGTATGTTCAACGCAACCGCTGTTTCCTCGACCACGTTCACCTATTACCTCTCGCCCAATCCAGGCGTCGAGTCTAGCCCCGGCACCTACACTCCCAAGTCAGCTGGTGAGCTTTACCAGATGGCGAATACGTTCTTCTCTCAACAGGGGAGCGCGCAGGGAGTGTATGTGTTGGAGCTGGGACCGGGTGAAGCCGCGGCTGGTGTCTCGTTGCTCACGAGCATCATCCAGAACTCGCCACAGTTCTTCTACAGCTATCTGGTGCCTCGGTCGTGGGATGCTGATCCTGCGTTTGTGGCATTGCTGAATGACTTCGAGGCTACGACTTCCAAGACGTACTTCTTCGTCACGACGCAGATCCAGAACTATGCCAACTATACTGGCAAGAAGGACGTAATTGCTCTAGTAGAGGCTCCGACCTACAACGCATGGCCGAGCGTCGCCATCAGCGCCGCCACATGGTCCGGCTCTTCGGATCAAGTGACTCTGACGACGGCTTCGGCTCATGGCATTGCACCGGGCCAGCAATTCAATCTACAAGGCGTTGTTCCGGTTGGATACAACGGCACCTTCAGGGCGATGCCGGGGACCACTGGCACTGCACTTGTCTACAATCTGCCAAACGATCCGGGCTCTTACGTCTCTGGAGGTTCTGTACTCCAGAGCATCTACAGCGCACCGGTTCTCCCGGCAAACGAGTTCACGCATGCTTCGGATTTCTTCGTGACACTGGCCTACGATCCAGGTCCCGCCAATCGGGTCCCGCAGTTGGCCTTCAGCTACCTGTACGGCGTCACGACTTACCCGTTGCTTGGGAATTCGGCAATCCTCACGACGATTGGAGCCGCCAGTGTCAACTATGCTGGCACTGGAGCAGAAGGCGGCCAACCGACCAGCCAGATCCTATTCAATGGTCTGACCATGGATGGGCGTCCATTCAACTATTGGTACTCGGTTGACTGGGTGCAGATCAACGCCAAGTTGTTCATCGCCAATGCCGTCATCAACGGATCGAACACGACGATCAACCCGCTGTACTACAATCAGGACGGTATCAACCGTCTGCAGCAGGCTCTGGTTGGAATGGTCGGTTCGGGCATCACCTCGGGCTTGATCCTTGGCAATGTGGTCCAGCTAAGTCTGGATGGACCGACACTCGCTAAGGTTCTCAGCACCGGCAAGTATGCCGGACAGGCCGTGGTGAACGCCGTACCGTTCCCGGCATATGCCAAGGCCAATCCTTCCCACTACCGGCTTGGTATCTACAACGGTTTGAGCATCACGTTCACACCGCTGGCCGGTTTCCGGTCGATCACCGTGTTCATCAACGTCACCGATTTCGTCGGGTAACAGAAGGAGAATTAGATGCCCGATCCACGTACTCCGCAGGGCAACCTGAATAGGATCAAAGCCACCGTGCTTTGGACCGACTTCACGGATCTCAATATCACGCCTGACTACCTCGGAACCGAAGGTATTTCCCTCGCCTTCGAAGACACGGCCACTGGACGCATCCCGACCATGACTGGTTTGGTCAATTCGCCGGAGGCTTATCAGACGGTGACGCTCAGCGCACACCTTCTGAAGACGCAACAACTGGCTCAGCTCTATGAAGAGCAACGCCAAGCCTACACGCTCTTGGGTGAATGCACCGTTCGCCCGGACGTATCGATCAACAACGCCGGTTCGCTCGGACCCTACAACTTGCTGAATATGAGCATCACCAACATTCAGGAGTTGCGGTTCAACGGATCCGACGCGGGCTTCCGCGTTATCCTTGGCGGCTACTACATCATCAACTCGCAACTGTGGGATGGGGGCTGACGCCCCCTTCTCTCCTTTTTAGAAGCAGAAGGACTGTGACATGGCAACCAATCCAATTCTTGACAAGCGTCTGAATCTCGTTCTAGAAGTCGAGCGGCCCGATGGATCCACGTGCTACGTGCATCATCAGCCGATCTCTCGGCAGATGTGGAAGACTCACTACACTTATCTTTCCATCGTGATCAACAGCCTCTACGCCGATGGGTTTCCTCCTTCGACATGCGCCCGCATCTGCTACAATCGGATGCAAGAGATCGCCGAGCAACAGAAGGAACGCTTTGGCGATCTGCAGAAGACCCTGTTCGCTGAGATCTGGCGTCTGACAAACGTCATGGTCCCAGGCGACAACGGACTCGAGACCATGTCGTTCTATGACGTCATGAAAAGCGACAAGATCTTCGACGCTGACAATCTCGAAGAGGTTCAGAACTTCGTTTGCTTTTTTACTGCGGCCTCGTGGGTCCATGGCCTGAATCGAAAGGAACGCGAGGCATTCCAACTTCTGATGACGAGCGGCTTTGGCGTGCAGACTACTGCATCTTCTGTTACGGAGTACAAGAGTTCTATTCCGATCTCGAAACCGGAAGAGAATACTGGCGCGAAGGAGACTCCGTTGTTCACGCCAGCTTAGACTGGGTGGCCAACGAAGGATTCAACGAGTACTTCAAACGATATGCTGCTGACTGGCCCTGGACAACTTCCAGGGCCTTTCGGCAACGAGAAGTCATCGCGCTCGGGATGCGAGGAGAACTATAATGGCAATCAATCTTCACGCCACTGCCACGGTTGATGTTCAGGCGCAGCATTTTCAGCAGTTCCTGCAAAACTTCAACCAGTTCCAAACAAACCTGAATAAAGTCCCGGGTCAGTGGCAGAACATCAATCGTGCCAGCATTCTGGCGACAGCGCAGATGCGCAACGCCACAATGCAGATGCAACAGAGCACTCAGGCGACCACTTCTAATGTGAACTCGCTCGGAGCTGCTCTGCAACGTGCATCTTACAATGCCGCCAATCTGACGCGTCGCCTTGGCGGCGCACTCGGGATTGGTGGCCGGACGCAGACTGGATCGGGCTCTACTGGTACGCATCCACTGGCCGGTGGGGCACCGGCTAATGCTGCGCCAGCGGCAGCCCCGGCGGGCGGAGGAACCGTCCCTCCTACTGTCCCACCGCCTCCTCGGAATCCTCGTGGAGCTTATGGTCGTGGACGATTCTACGAGCGGGGTGGTGGATTCTTCGGCGCCACCAGTTTCTTCCAGCGAAATCTCGGACTCATTGGCAGCACTCTTCTAGGGGGTGGGGCCTTGTATGGCATGGGGGCGCTGGCGGGCAGCGCGAGTGCTGATCGTAAATTCTATCAAGGTGTTGGATCTGATTACGGAACTGTCAAGTCATATGAGCTTGCGTACAACCGTCTATTCAGCGGCAAGGAATATCTGTCACGAATTGCCGATGCGCAGACGGGCGTCAGCAGTGATCAGAGGACTGCGCTCTACACCCTCGGTGTAGATCCTACTCTTAGCACAAATCAAGCGGCAAACGCTGCTCTGCTAAACCTCCGTAATCGGACTAAAGGCATGGACCCGACGACTCTCGGGAACTATGCTAACTCTAATAGATGGACCAGCCTGTTCTCCATGCAGGACATCCGGCGCATCGCCGGAGCCTCTGACCAGGAGTTTCAGGAGCAGTACCAGAAACAAGTAGATGAAGCCGCACGACTTCAATTGCAAGACGAGTCTGTCAAGGCTTGGCAGGACCTCAACGATAAGTTGAAACAGACATCAGCTTATCTCGAACATGACTTCCTCGATGCCTTCAAAGGGCTGACAGGGCCGATCGGGAATCTTGCTACTGCTTCTGGCAATGCTGCCGCTGCGCTTCTCAAGACTGAATCGGCGGCCTATGCCATCGCGGCTTTGGGCAGTTCGTTGGATCATCTAGCTCGGTTCATCAATGCCTTTACGAAGTCCGAGCAGAAGTACGATCCCAAGAACCCGATGCCGAACGCGAATAATCCCAATTCTAGTTTCACAGATAAACTCGGAGAAGCTTTGAGTTGGTATCGTCGCATCTTCGGTGGCGGCATTGGGAATCCGGGAACAGCTTCGGGACTCAATACTCTGGGTGGTGCGAGCTCCGGTAAGACCATCGGCAAATGGTGGGAGTCCGCCAAAGGTTCCGTCAAAGGCTGGGCAGGCCGCGCGCTTGACTGGACCATGGGCGGAGTCGGAAAGGGCATCGCTGGATTTTCCAACGCCATCAGTGGTGCCCGTTCTGCCTACGACAATTTCAAGATCGGTGGTGGAAGCGGGGCTCCCAGCTTTTCACTCGCCACACCAAACTTGGAAAGCGGCGATCAGGCTATCCTGAAGACACTGATTGGCCTCGAAGCTGGTCCGCAAGGTTATGGATCGCTTGGCAAGAGAACTCCAAGCGGCGACCGCGCCTATGGCATGTATCAAGTCATGGGCAACAACGTTGCTTCATGGACCCAGAAATGGGTCGGCCGTTCCATGACTCCCGATGAATTCTTGGGTGATCCGAGAGCACAAGACGCCGTGGCGCTCGGACAATTCAAGGAATACATGCAGCGATATGGAACAGTCGTAGACGCCATGGCCGCTTGGAAATCGGGTCAACCATATGCCGTGTCCAAAGGCTGGGGAGATCCCACTGCCGGAGACAACGTTCAGTCCTATGTTCAGAAAGGCATCGGGATCTACAATAGCCAACCGGGCGTGACCAAAGTGGATATTTCACTCTATAATCAGACCGGCACTGGCGTCGGCACGAGCGCCAGCACCACTGCCGTCCCTCAGGGAATTATCATCAATCAATTCTAGGTGAACTATGTCCGGTATGTCTGCAGGGTTGTCAGCTTTCAAACTAGCTTTTGAACTGTCGCCCATCATTCTTACTGGAGGTGTCGTCGGCAGCTTTCCGGGAGCGGCCATCCCGATCATGGCCGTCACCGAAGCTGCCAACTTCCCTTTCAGCATGCTCTCAGGTTCGCAAGGACTCAACCTCGATAGTTTCTTTGCGCACTATCAAGTGCTGCCTGGATCTACTCTGATCCAGCAAGATATTGGCCGCTATCCATTTGCCAATGCGACCATTGCTGCCAATGCCGTGATCGTCAATCCAAACCAAGTCTCGCTCATGATGATCTGCCCGATGCAGAACAAATTGGGTTGGACCGAGAAGCTGGCGATCATGACTGGCTTAAAGTTTCTATTCGACAAGCACAACATCATGGGCGGGACCTACACGATCTTGACTCCGTCCTATGTCTACACCAACTGCGTCATGCGGGGCTTCCATGACGCATCGAGCCAGTTGACCAAGCAAGTGCAGAATGCCTATCAGCTAGACTTCGAGAAGCCGTTGCTGACACAGGACGATGCGACCGCAATGTTGAATACGATCACCTCGGCTATCAAGTCTGGTGCCGGTGCGGTCACCGATGTCTTCGGGCTCGAAAACATGACGTCTCAGGTTTCCACCTTGCTGCCCGGTATCGTGCCTGCCACTGCAGGCCAAACCGCCGCGCAGACACTCGGGTCTGTCCCCGGCATTGCCGGACCGTGGGGGACTTAATGACTACTTACGTTCAATTCTCTCCGCAGCCGACACAGGCTTTTTCCTTCTCAGCGCTCCTAGACGGGCAAGGTATCACTTGTCAAGTACCATGGAGTTTGTTTGGAAATCGCTGGTACTTGACCATGACCGATGCCAACGGGTTTCTGTTTTGCACCAGAGCCCTTGCCGCTTCAGCTGATCCGATCCCGATCAAGAACATCGAATGGCACCAGGACAATGGTATTTTGGTCGAGACCATCGCCCCGCATCTGTTCGACTATATGCAGACCTGCTACTTGACTCTCAGTGGTGCCACGCCTGCAACGTTGAACGGTTTGTGGTCGTGTTTCATTCTCAGCCCGACCACTTTCATATTTCAGTATCCGACCGATCCCGGAGCAATCACCAGTTTTGGGCAGGTTAGCTCCGACATCAATCTGGCGGCCGGATACTTCAGTGTCTCTACTCTCGTGTTTCGCCAGAGCACTCAGCTCTTCGAGATTGGACCATGAGATATTATGACATCCGAATTACCGATAAGAACGGGAAGCTAGTCGTTCCCAAACCTTTCCAAGGACTTAACGGACAGGTGACCAACGGCACTGGTGGTGGGACTCTCGATACAGGTTCCACCTACACCAACTTCGTTGGAGGTCAAATCCTTGCTGGTGGACTTGATATTGGATTGCAAATCCGGCAGTACACCTACGGAAATGCAGCGGGCGCAAAGGACGGCAGCCTTGTCACTATCTACGGTGTTTCACTTGCTGAAGTCGGCCAAGCGGTCAATCTCAACGATATGAACATCACCGTCAAGGCGGGCATGCAGAAGGGCCTGCCGCTTGCCAAGCCCCAGCAAGCCGGTGTGTTGACTGCGGGTAAGATCTTTCAGTCCATTGGTAATTGGGAGAACATCGACAAGACAATCACCTTCCTGTTTTATGATAGTCCGAAAATCGCCAACTTCCAATTCGTCTGGCGCAAAGGTTCGCCATTGAAGGATGCGATCCAGACCACGTTGGCGGCCGCAATGCCAGACGCCAAGATCAATATCTTCATTAGCCCTGACTTGGTTGCGCTCAAAGATGAAGGAGCTACTTACGCCAACTTTGCGGAGTTTGCGCAAGCTATCAAAGAGCGAACCAAGAGTTCACAATTCAACGGCATCGCAACCTTGACCGGGAATAAATACGCTGGCGTGCAGATGTCCATCCAGCAGCCGACGCAACTTCACGGTTCAAGCGGAGGTGTGCAATTTCCTCAACCCGGTGGTTCGGTTTCGGGAACACCGTCCTTTGCTGGGAAGGCAGTGCTGGTCCAGGATATGACTCAGCCCTATCAGGAGTCTCGACTGCCCAACAGCCCGCTGCTGTTGAATTTCGAGGACTTCGTCGGTCAGCCTAGCTGGATCGAACCTGCAGTCATACGTTTCAAGATGGTCATGCGAGGCGATATCCGAGTAGGCGATTTTGTGAAACTGCCGCAGACTCCGTTCGGCAATAATTTCATCACTCTGCCGGGCCAGTCTGCCTACACCGGCGCTCCAAGTCGGAATCAACTTGCATTCCAATCGTCGTATTTCATCCGACGAGTGGATCACTACGGCCGCTTACGCCAGCCCGATGCGAGCGCATGGGTGTCTGTCTTCGAAGGAGTATTCACCAAAATCAATCTCAGTACTTCTGGACTTTCTGGCGGTGGAGGCACCGCGCCATAGAAGGAGTAGAACATGGCACGTTACGCCAATGAAGATCTTGCGCAAATCTATCCACTTCCAAAGTCGATGGATGCGCACTTCGAGGGAAAGTATCAAGACAAATACTGGCTCAGGCCAAAAGCATTCCCTGCCAGCATTGTCTCGATTGATGCGACAGGGACTATCGCGAATGTGAAGTTCGAGGTCATCGAACCCGGCACCGACGATGGGACGAAGGACCTACACCCTCTGTGGCCCTTGCAGTTTCCTCAGATGGAAATGCCGGTCGCTACTGACCTCTACGGTATCCCGCCGTTAAAGGCTGGTGACAAGGGATATTGTGTCCCAGCTGACGTAGACCTTGGGGCTGTCTCGGGTTACTACGACAATTCAGCCACGTTGACCCAGCCTTTGAATCTATCGTCGCTGGTTTTCCATCCAATCGGCAACGTCAAAGCTACTGAGCGAACTTTCCAAGACAAGTATTTCATCAGTGGACCGACGGGTGCTCATATCAAGGATCTGAGCGGTTTTGCTGATGTAATCATTGGCCCGGTGCCCGATGGTCCGAAGAATACTGTGCAGATCCTGAATCTGATACCGGCATCCAGCGATGCTGACGCCCGGCAGAAAGGTGTGCCTCTTGGTGGACTCTACCACAACAACGGCGTTGTCCGTTATCAATTCACGGTGCCCTGATGAGAGTCTATGGCCGTGTCCCAGTCGATCAGCGGAACCCCAAGGGTCCGTTGAAGTGGGTGGTTGTCCAAACGACCACGCAAGGTTTCGATGACGACGTCTACATCTGTGCGTTAGCACAGACATTGAAATTGAACACCAACGAGTCACCTTTCTGGGGGAACTATGGGCTGCCTGCCCATCAGTCTATCATGCAACAGGTGATGCCTGACTATTACATCTTGCAAGCGCAACGGTTCTATTCGAGCTTCTTTGCCAGCCTCATAGTCTACAAAGAGCCGAAGATTCCCGATCCGCTGTTGGATAATCTACAAAATGTGAATGTGCCCGCACCGGTCTATCGGTTTTCGGTCATCACAAATTTAGGGTTCAAGTACCCGCCTATCTTTGTTAGAGGAGCGCCACAATAATGGCTGATCTACCCACCATCGTCACGACGGCTGGTCTGCAGCCGCGAGACATCGAAGAAATCCGAAACTCGCTGCTGACCCAAGTAGCGTCTACCAATCCCGGATATACCGCCAATCTGCCGGGTATTCTCATCGAGGACATTTCCTCGACGGACACACTGGCTATTGCGCAATGTGATAGCGCCCGCGTCGAGACAGTAAATTCGCTGACTCCTCTCGGGGCCAATGCCTTTCTGCTCCTCGAGTTGGGACAGATGCTGGGAGTGCCGGTTGGATCCACCAGCTTTACTTCCGTCTTCGTGACTTTTCAGGGTCCAGCCGGGTTCGTCCTAGGTAAAGGTTTCATCGTCACCGATGGTTTGTTCCAATATGCTTTGAACGATGGCGGCATCATTGGTTCAGATGGATTCAGTCTGCCGCTTTTTGCTATCGCAACTCAAGGAGGAACATGGGCTGTCCCGGCTGGTAGCGTGAACAAGTTGGTGACGTCTATCCCTTCAGGCATCACTGTTACTGTGAACAATTTGCAGGGTGGAATCCCAGGATCGACCGCCGGGCTCACCGAGTCCGATTATCGCGGCCGCGTCATGCGAGCCAATCTTGCCGCGAGTCAAGGCATGGCCCGTTACTTGCGGACTCTTCTTGCCAATGTTCCCGGCGTGCAGACCCGGCTTATCCTGCCTCTGATGAATCCAGTCGTAGGGACGCAAGGCTGGGAGATGATTGTCGGTGGCGGCGATCCTTATCAAGTCGCCTATGCCATCTACACGGCGCTCTTCGACATTTCAACTATCGTCGGTTCGACGCTTGACATCTCAGGGATTACGCAAGCTCTCCCTGCTATGGTGTCTACGCGCTTGAATCACTTGTTGCCGGTGGGTCAAGCAATCCATATCGCCGACACCAATCCTTCTGCTTACGAAGGAGACTTCGTGGTTATGAACGTGCCGTCTGAGAAGACATTCACGCTCGGCAAGCCGTTCCCGCTCGACGCCATCACGGCGGCAAGCTGGGCGGCTACTGGCGGCGGGCAAGTCACGTTCACAACAACGACTGCACATGGAGTCACGGTCGGCTCTACGTTCGTGATTGCTGGTATGGTTCCGACGGGCTACAATGGATCCTTCACAGCAATCGCTGGGACGACCGGTTCTACGTTGAAAGCGGCGATGGTTTCCGATCCCGGTGCCGAGACAACGCTTGGGCAGCTCCAACCCGGCAATGCCTTATGGGATTCTACGGGCTTGGCGGCTTGGGTCTCTGGCGGTATCATCACACCGAATCCTCGAAACGTGCAAGTGTCTATCCAAGACAGCCCAGACACCTATTCGTTTCCGATCGTTATTCCGCCACAGCAATCGGTGACTATCGCAGTTACGTGGAGTACTATCTCTCCCAACTTTGTTGCTCCAGTTGCGATTGCTCAGGTAGTCCAACCGGCCATCGTAGACTATATCAATTCGATCATCGTCGGCCAGCCGATAAGCCTGATCGAGTTGGAGGAAGCTTTTGTCACAGCTGTTCAGCCATTGCTGATGGTCGAGTTGATCTCCAATCTGGATTTCGATATCTCGATCAACGGCGTGGCAACAGCTCCAACCGGACTGCTGGTCTTTGGAGATCCTGAAAGTTTCTTCTTTGCCCAGCTCTCTGACATAGTGGTGACCAAGGTATGACCGATCCACTATACTCACCATTTCCACCGGTCTATGCCGCTACTCAGCAAGCCAATACGCCGGTAGAAATCTCGAGCGGGTTCATGTCAGGGGGTGCCTTGATTCAAAACCCACAAGATCCTGCCGATCAGGGATTGGCTGTAGCTGAACCCTTGCGGGTGGACATGGTCGATCAACAGGGACGGTTAGCTGACAGCATTACGCTTCAGCCCGGCGGCATCTTTCGTGTGCCGTTGAATTTCAACGGTACAGTCTGGGCGACTTCGAGGACGGCTCAGCATCGCTATTCGGCAGTCATCATTTTCCCTTATGTCGGATACCAGCCCTTCCCGCCGCAACCGGGTCGCCCAGGATTCCCTCCTTGGACGCCTTCGACGTTCACTACCGCTGTGACTGTGCTGCGTTCATATCTCTATCAGCAATACAACGATGACGAGGACTTGCAAGTCTTCGTCATGGCCTACAACGCTCTGACGCAATCATACATCACATGGTTCGCCACTGTGATGCTCCCAGTCATTGCCAACAATCAGATGGTGAGCGGCAACTTGCTTGACTGGGTAGCGCATGGACTCTATGGCATGCTGCGGCCGCAGCTTGCCAGCGGCACGCGGAGAGACTTCGGTACGTTCAACACCGGCATGTTCAACGAAGTCGAATTCAACGAAGATGTCTTGCTTGGGCCTGACGATATCTTCGTTACAGACGACGAGACTTTCCGCCGCATCTTGATCTGGCATCTGTACAAAAGCGATGGCAAGTTGTTCAATGTCCGTTGGCTCAAGCGTCGCGTCCAGCGGTTCTTGACTGGCAACGGTGGAGGTGGCGGCCAGAGCGCAGCCGGTACGCCCAGCACGCCGGATATGTATCCGCCAGATCAGACCTACGAGATCTCAGTCACGTTCGGCCCCAATCACCAAATCAACATCAACCTACAAAGCACTCATCGTTCCATTCTTGACGGCGCTATGTTCAACGCCGGTATGTTCAATCAATTCGAGTTCAATGAATTGGGAACGGAAGCAGTCTATTCCCAGATAAGCCCATGGGCTCCGATCTTCAAGAGTGCTGTGGAGTCGGGCGCACTGGAGCTTCCATTCCAATACACCTTCGTCGTCAACATCAATTAGGATACTCCGATGGCAAACCTTTTCGTCTTTGCAAATCTGGCCCGTAGCTCTCTTGCGGGTGCGATGAATACAACTGACATTTCTCTGTCTGTGCAAGCGGGCGGAGGTGCGCAGTTCCCAAGTCCAACGACCGGTCAGCAATTCGCTATGACGCTGACGGACGCTGCGACTGGACTTCTCAAAGAGATCGTCTACTGCACGGCCAAGGTCGGCGACACCATGACCGTGGTGCGCGGACAGGAAGGCTATCCAGCACTCAATTGGGCACCGGGTGATCCGATCGCCAATCTGTGGACTGCCGGACAAGCGGCCGCCATGCTGCAGACTGGACAGTTTCAATCACAGAGTCCGAACTATGCTGTGGACGTGGGAACGACCAATGCCTATGTCGGATCCTACAGCCCGACGATCTCGGTGCCGGTTCCCGGCATGCCGCTTCGTTTGAAGATCGCCAACACCAATTCTGGTCCTTCGACTTTCGATCCAGGTTCGGGTCTGGCAAACATCGTCCTGGCTTCGGGCGCATCGCTCTCAGGCGGCGAACTGAAACAGAACTTTGTGTACGAGTTCATGTGGAACGGAGCAGCATATGAGCTCATGGCTCCAGTGTCCAGCTCTACTCCAGTTGGCGTCGTCCAAGCCTTTGCTGGTGGAACTGTACCGGCAGGCTATCTATTCTGCGGTGGACAGTCTCTTCTGCGTGCGAGCTATCCAGATCTGTTCGCTGCCATCGGTGTCGTCTATGGCGCAGTGGACGGTACGCATTTCAATCTACCAGACTTGCAGGGCCGGACCATTGCCGGTCTGGACAGCACTGGCACCAGACTCAATACGCCATATGTGACTCCCAACGGCAACACTCTGGGAGCTACTGGCGGGTCGCAATCTGAGACCACCACGCTCACTTCGAGCGGCAGCACTTCTGGTTCCCAGACAGTCACTGCTTCCGGCACCACGAGTGCTTCCAACCAGACCCGTACGTTTGACGGCGGCGGCAACACTGGCGTTCCCGAGACCCATCAGCACACTGTGACAGTCACCGGCACTACCTCTGGTGCTCTGGCGGTGGCCTCGACTGGAACAACCGCTACCGTGACCAACGTCCAGCCGACCATGGTCATGTACTGGATCATCAAGGCAACCGCGTAAGGAGCAAGTCATGGCAGGATCTCCCGTCACTCCCGTCGCCGCACTCGCGTCAACTGTCGCTACTGGAGGAAGTCCAGTCACGACGTTCCCCGCGAATATCGGAGGCGGCTTCGTGCAGAATCCACTAAGCACGGCCGATCAGAATCTGAGCCCGAGCGAGCCGCTCTACGTCGATCCAACCGGAGCCGATCCAGGCAGCAACCCGGGACAAGGTTGGGGAACGACTTTCGTTCTTCAACCCGGTCAAGTCTGGGCAGTAATCCCTTTCCAGTCTACTCCCACCAAAGTCAACGCCAAAACCAGTGGACATCAATTCAGCGCCGTCTACTGGTTCCCTGGAGCCTAGCTGGCTTCTCCTCCTCCTCTGCAGACTTTATGGGCCGAGTTCCTTGAATGGGACTCGGCCTCTTTTTCGTTTGTAGATCCTTTTCTTTTAAGCGGGCTTTACCTCCATAAAGCTGGTGCCTGCCATGGGCCGTTTAGGGCGATCCTTTGCGCAATAGGCCCCAAAACGGTTAGAAACCTACTATATGTTGTGGTCAGAAACCACAAAGATACGCTACTAATAGTAGGTTTTTGGCTTACCAGCGGCCCAAATCGACCGGCAAATGCTCCAAAAACACACATCGGGGGACTACCTATGTGGAACATGTAGTCCCCCCGGTCTGCTCTTAGCTCTTTCATCTAGAGTGGGGCCTCTATAAGAACAGTAGCTATGAAGATCACGCTACCGGCCAGCACCACTATGAACGCCGTATCCAGTAGCAGTATCCAGTTCATATCGCATCACCTCCTTCCTGAACGTTGAACTTTTGAACGCCGCGACATCCGCCTTTCGTGCGGGATAGGCGTGGCGTATTGTGGTCTTTCTGGCAGCACCGGCGGCTTCGCCTTCTTGCCGCTTCGCATGATTATCCTCTCGTATCGTTTCTGTTCTGCTTCGATCGCATCTCTCCATGCCCGGTAGGGCACGAAGACCCGAGCCGCGATCTGAAGTCTAGTCTTATAGTCGGCATCCGAGCAAGGTTCTCCAGCCCAACGCATCAAAATCCGAAGTGCCCTCTCTAACCGATAGGGCTTCTGTCGTGCTGGATTCCTGCTTATCCGGATTGCTTCGTCTAAGTCCATGTATGTTCTAAGTCCATACGCCATGACGTTCCCCGTCTATTGGTCCCTTAATGAACAACCTTTTCATCGGTTGACACTGCCCTTGACCCGCCTTCTATCATATAGATGACAGGCTCGCCTTCTTGCAGAATATCGCGGACCGTAACCCAGAACCCGCGATACTCACTATTTGTCTTCGCAATGCTTAAGAAGCCCTCGACCACCAGCAGAGTCTTCGTCAAGCAGATGCGTTCCTCGCCTATATAGATATGGTATCTATAATGACGATCAGTTTCGTCGTCCGTATACGACGTCATCCAAACCCCCGGTTTCTACAATCTCCTTGTCATCGCCACAGTCCTCGCGAAGATCCTTCAGAGTGAGAAGCACCTTGCGCGTCTCGTCTTGGCTCCAGCCGGGAAATGGTTCCCCTGCCTTGCTGTTCTTTCGCAGGGCATCATCCAACCACGTTCCAAGCCAAGCGCCCAGCAGTCGGCGGCGGTCGGCTCTTAGGTTTGTGATCCTTGCCTTCGGCATAACATCCTCAACTGGCTAATCTCCGCCCTACGCTACTTGGCTTCGACGCAGAACAGCCCGTTCCCTTGCAGGCCGCAATCTTTCATCTGCAGCGTCGCGATGTTCTGGCAACGCAAAGAGCTGGCGAATTTAGGGGACTCTCTGCAGTCCTGTACAGTTTCCCCGTTAACCGTGCGCGGACGCTCTTCGGATCCAACGCACCTCTGCTTACCGTCCTGGTTCCGGATGCAGTAATAGACTTCTGCCGGAACTCGAGTATAATCCGAACAGGACCGATAGTTGTTCGGACCCCAATCATTGCAGGTGAGTCTGCCGTACATGGGCAGAGGCTGCGGCGGCTGGATTGGCACCGGGATAATCACCGCTTCCGGTAACACGATAGTTGTATGATTGGAACCATAGTCGCTCCATCCATAGTACTGACGAACCGTGCTCTGAGCCTTGGCTCCCGGTGTCAGCAGATAGCCAACGCCTACCAAGATCGCCATGGCGATCAGCAATCGGCCAATCCCACGCTTTGGCGGATCCTGTACTGGCAGGAACACATTCGGGTTCTCTGGGATATAAACGGAGTCGATGACCTCGTACTCCCTTTCTCGAATATAGACTCTACGCATTGTCGCCTCCTGTGCTAAAACGGAGCGAGCCCCATTGCCCGCTCCGTTGATTGAAATGTCACTTGACGGTGACCGCGCCCTTCTTGTCGAGAAACCGAAGGAGACCGATCGCAGGGAGCGGATTTTCGGACTTCTCCATCGCCAGGACATACTCGCCGACCGTCTTCGACTTACTCTTCTTGATGAGATCGACGGCCTTCTCGACATTGCCTCCCGCACGATAGGCGCGCGCGCCTTCCACGAGGGCGATCTTCATCGAGTCCTCGTACTTGACCGCCGGGGTCCGAGGAGCCCTGGGAGCCGCCGGGGCCTTGGCGTCCTTCTTGACGACCGCGCCACGGCTCACAACCGGCGCAGCCTTCTTACCAGCGACCGGAGCGGGCGCAGCCGCCTTGCTCTTGGCCGGAGCTGGTGGAGTCTTTGCCTGCGCGGGTGGCTTCGGGACCGCCGGAGCCTTCGCCTTTGCGGGGACTTTTGCACCCGGAGGCATTGGCGGCAAGCCTTTCTTCACCGAACCAAGCAGATCACTAGCAACATCACGAGCCATATTTATTCTCCTTGTCGTTTCTCGCCCGGTGTGGAACCAACCGTGCGACCAATGCGGGAGCACTGGCGGATCGAGCGGCCGTGGCCGCTCTCACCGTTAGGGCTCCCTCGGCTGCATCATATCGAGCGTCTGCTGTGCTTCATGTTGCGCCGCGACCACCATCTCGCGTTCGTCGCTCCCATTCGGCAGCACCTCCGTGTCCAACAGAGCCGCCGCGTACTTCGCCAGAGCCTCTCGCAGTTTGCGTCTCACAACTGCCGCCTCATACTTGTCCATCCTTACCTCCTGCCCTTGCCGGGCTCCTCGGTTTCGTATCCCAAAACCACTACGAGCCCTATAGTACCACCCCTATCGGGGAACGCCACTAGACGCTTACTTGTTCTTGTGCTTTCTAGGATTGTATACCTCTTCCTTTTTAGCCCGGATATGCTTGCAGTCTTCATGAAACTCGAATCCCTTGCAGGTACAAGTCCATGTTCCTTCGTCGTTTATGACGACGTATTGATCTCCTTTCGATCCTATAACAGACCAAAACTTCGGCCGAGCCTTCTTGGGTAAACGGACATTGAGTCCAAAAGCCACGTCTTCTTTCTTGACGATCCGCAGCGGGTTAAAAGATTCACCAGTATCTATGGTGACACAGTCTTCTCCCACCCAATACGGATTGGGGACCAGCTTGCCAACGATCGTGATCATCGTAGGCTCGTAGCAGAACATCTTCCCGCGATGCGGTCGATTGTGCAGGATCAACGTAACCATAGAATCCATACCAGTTTGGAAAAGAAGTAGATCGCAGCAAGTCCAAAGAAACACGACAACAAGAACCAGCCAATTACCCAACGGAAAATCCACAGCTTGCGTTTCATGTGCCACAGATTCCATCTCAACGGCATATCCTTCGCTTCACTGTCGAGTCGCGTAGCTCCACAGTACCAGCAATGGGAATATCGCTTCGAGTTCCGTCTATAGCAAAGACACTGCCAGCTTTCGCTCACGTATCGGCGATGCGCCCGCCACATCTTCCAAGCTTCCCACATCTTACACCATATAGTGAGGAGGGAGAGGGATAGGATGATCGTGCGGCCGCCAAAGATGGAGCGTGTAAGGGTGAATGCTGATGTGATTCTTCACGGCTACGTGAAGTTGGAATGCTGTCTCGTGCTCCTCAAAGAACAGTCGCTTTATCTGTTCCATCTCATGCCACACCGGGCAGCGAGCGCGTGTGCTCACACTCACGTGATCCCAGCCGTTACCGCATCCGGCTACGACATGGAGCTCTATTCTTTGATCGACGTTGTAGGAACTCCAGTATGTAAAGAAGCCATTGTAGTCGTCTCCCATGAGCTCGTCTGGCCTGAGTTGAAACCGTTCCGCATACTGCGGGGGAGCAGGGCGACGATTGTGATCAAACAAGGGTCCACGCAGTTTCTTCATAGTACTTCTCCTACCCTAGAAACTCGCCAGCGACCAACTCGGCGATACGCTTGTCACGTTCCGAGTAATTTAGAATCTCGCCGGTCTTGGAATTTACTTTCATCCAGCCCAGCTTGTTCTTGTGCTTGTCATAGATCCATAACAAATCTTCAGCCCCCAGCATCGCCTGTCGGAGTTCAATCAAGCTGTGGCTGTACGTCAGCACTAGATCCGTGCCGTCATCTACCGAGACCTTGTATGTCTTCGACAAGATACGGCGGATTAGATTATCCTTTCCGCTTGCCATAGGATTCTAACCTTGCTTTCTCCATCCTATCGTTGCAGTGGCTCGATAGCAGAAGCCAGAACACTGCCTCCTGCATTGCGGTCATCCTGTTCTCCTTGGGAATCTTGCACAACTCCTCCCCGGTCTTTTGCACAAATTCCCATATCTTACGGTCTTCCATCCATCCATCTCCTGACTATGAAGGTTCCAAGCATAGACCCAAAAAAGGAACCCAGAAACGAGCCTAGAAACGAGACCGAAAACAATTCCATTATCGAATCCTCCTTGTCTGCGTCCTGCGCGCCCACTTTAACCGCTGGCCGATTCCGAGCCCAACAAGGACCGCGATAACAAAGAAGACTGCTGGATAGATTACATATTCCATATCACTTCTCCTGTTAGAGTGCCGCCCAGCCACCAAGACCGGGCGGCTTCTAGACTACGCCCTCTGTTCGATCATATCACGATATAGATCCTGATAAGCTGAGGCGCGTACACCAGTGGTCCTTTTCTTTGCACCCTTAGCGTTCTTATTATTCAACATTGCCAAGGAACGAGGGCTGTTCCCATGATGGGCTCGACCGTTGATTCTCTCGGTCGGGCTTGGAGGAGCCAGCTTGTAAACTGCCTCCTCGAAACCGATTCCCCGGTCGAACCGCTTGAGTTGATTTCGACAATCCCTCGGTGTGTGATACCGGACCCACCGGCCCCGGATCAGCACATAGGTCTTAGTCAGGTAAACCCTGACGTGCCGTACCTTCAACTGCCTCTTCAGCGCGACAGCGATGGCACAGTTTTCACAGTCTTTCGCCTTGCCCTTGGCGACGTCCTTCTCATGGACATAGAGCACAAGAGGTCTCCCCGAGTCCACAACTCTAATGCCTTTGATCATCATCGTCTCGTCACTCCTTCACAATGGGGATCGCAGCCATCATGGCGGCAATCCATTGCTCCAAGTCAGCGATCGCCACCGCATAGGCTCGCCGCCCATACGTCTTTCCTGTGAACGTTCCCGCTGCATGGAGCAATCTCTGTGGGCTTACTCTATAGTTGATGCGTATTCCTACCTGCGCCAACTTGAGGCCCGCTTTCACAGTCTGAGCCCGACGCAGCTTCACCGCATCAGGCCCTTCATAAATCGTTGCGTTTTCAGTTATTATGACTCTCGACATGACCTGTCTCCATTCCCCTTACCGGGGTGCATGAGAACGTCGGTGTTTCCTCGAGACCAACCATCGAGTCTATCGTGTAGAAGGAAACCCTGCCTCTTTCAAGGCAAGAGTTCCTGTGACCCTGATCGAACAGATATGGGACAACGAACGCCCATATGAGCAGCATCCAGAACCAAAAGTCAAACTTTGGAGGACTCGACGCCGAGTCCCACAAAGCCTGTAGGTATTTCATTACTTCACCTCCTCGATTTTCACCGGCACCTTGGCATTATTGATGCGGCGCAGCTTGATGATCAACCAGCGCCACACTTCGTTGATATCCTGACCGAACAGATGCTCTACTGTCCCGTCCTCGTACTCAACGCGAAACTGTCTTTCAACCTGCTGCATATGAGCCCCCTTTAGCTACCCCTAGCATAACCCATCTCGAACTGGAATTATACATGAAATTGCAGGCTCCGGAAACTTCTTAGATCGCCACCGTAATCTGTTCTCCTTCGTGGTAATAGATTCCCTGTCTACGCAATATTCTTCTAATCAGTTTCCGTTTATCCTTGCCGATCCCCAGAATCAAAGCCAGAGCTTTGAACGAGTCCCAACGTTCCCCGCGGAAACAGACCGGCAGCGAATGCCCGGTATAGGTCGGTGGTTCTTTCAAAAGCAAGTCTATGTGACCGATCTTCGAATCCTGCCAGACCCTCGCTCCGACAGGGCACCATTCAGTTTTATGTCCGTTAACCATGTCCTGCCCCTTTCTAAAGTCTAATCGTCTAAAGACGAATAGGTCATGATCGTCGAATAGTTCTGCTGCAACAACCGTTCATCAGCAATGGCTACCGTAAGGAGGACAGCCAGGATGGCGAGGATCGCCAGAACAACTGGCATCAGTTCACTCCTCGCATGAGTGCTGCCATGCTCCGCTTGATCATTGGCTGGTAATAGAAATTCCTACCCTCAACGTCTACGATGATAAGATGTCCGGCGAGTTGATATCCCTTGATAAGCAACTCGTTCACTTGATCCATGATATCCGGGATGTTGGTATCATCCAGGATCACATAGTTCTTTTGGAACCCGCCGCTAATTTCCTCCCCCGGCTTGGGTGCGCGTACGGTCTCCGGTTGGTTCTGTTTTATCATTATCCTTCTCCTAGATCAGTTTGCTGATTGCGTTGAACACACCCATCTGCTTGGCGTTCACTCCATCCTTGATGGCATAATGAACGATGGCTCTTCTTGTTCTCCGTTTGGGAAGATCACTAAAAGGAAGTTCGACGTGAACCTTTTCGCCGTTCACCTCACCATGGCAGTAGCTCACATCCCATGCCGGGTAGCCAGGATCGCTCAGCAACCGCAGCCGCGTCACCTTCAATCCTGGTTCGGTCCAAGGGACTGTCCTGGCCCCTTGAAATTCCTTGTGGTACTCGTTCCCATTGACGAGTCCATTACTTTCCCGCGCGCCATAGACGTTGCGGTATGGAACAAACTTGTTCATCGACTGCTCCCTCCAAACTTGTCAAAGAAATACGGGCTCTGTTCACCGGCTTCCAAAACGCCGAGTTGGAATCCGCGCTCGTATTCTTCAGCCCGGCGGCCCGGTGGATAGTGATGGATGCGGCGACCCTTCTCGCCATCGTCCTGCCCAATGATCCATGCCAAGTAGACATGGTCACCATTCGTCGTGTATTTCCGTTCGCCCTTCTTGGTCTTGCGCCAATCGGGATCATAAAGATCTGCCTTGGCAAAGCGGGGAGTCCGCTTGTATTCCTTGAAATCATACATAAGAGCCTCTTCCTCCAGCTAACCGCTGGGGGATCGAGCCGCTCGCGAGCGGCTCTCACCCGCAGCGTCCCCTACTCGATGGGGGTGATGGTGACCATGAGTGTCTTGCCGGGCATTCCCTGCGGGTAATCGCTCTTCAGGACGTACCACTTCCTGGCCCAATCGGGGGTCCCTTGCGGGGCGTACCCTTCCTTCTCGGCATCGGCCTTGCTGGCCGGAGCCATCTGCCAGTCGTAGAGCCAGCAGCCCTTCGTCTCACGCGCCAACACATACCGTCGGAGGACCGACTTCTGTTCGTTGTTCACAACGAGCGCCGTAACCTTGTTCCTTGCCATCGCTCTGCTCCTTGCCCTCACCGGGCTTTTGGGTTCACCCCGTTCGCCGGGGGCTGTTTACCAGCAGCCCCACCCTAACCCATGGGTGTGCAGATGTAATGGTGATTTTTACAGATGATGCATTATCTTAGAAGGCTTTAAATCTTCCATGCAGCCAACTCTCGGTGAAGGCTATCGGACAGCTTCTGCCCATTCATGATAACGGAACGGATCTTCGCATCGTATGTTCCTGGCGCTATGAAGTCGCCATAGACGCAGGCTCGGTTCTGGCCCAGTCTCCAGATACGACGCTCGGTCTGCCGACGCTGTTGAGAATCATAGCTATTGCTCCAGTAGAACGTGTACCGGCAATTCTTCTGAAAACCATCAGTCCCGGTACCTGCACTCTTCGGCTGGGCAAAGATCAATCTCGCCTTGCCGTTTATGAATTCTTCCTTGGCAGCCGCCTTCTCCTCTTTGGTCATACCACCGCGATACTTGACGGCCTCTGATCCGAAATGCTTAGTGAGTCTTTCGATGCACGGCGAAAATCTGCTCCACACGATTACTCGCCCGCGCGTGCGCGCGAGCATACGCTCGAGAGCCTCGGTGCGGAGCTCAGGTATCCATTGCAAACGGATATCCGGCTTTCCCTCTGCATCTTCATTAGCGTCGTATGGAAGAAATCCACAGGCAACCTGTTGTATGCGCGTCAAGCGCTGCAGCACCATCGGCATGTAGAGAGTCTTCTTATTGAGCTCGGCAACGAACTCTTCTTTGATCTGCTTTATGAAATCCTTCTGTTGCTTCGTCAACTCGACCGGAAACTCGAGCCAAGTCCGTTCAGGCATATCGGTACAGTCTTCGATTTCCACTGTGTAGGTGTATGGAGCAACTCGCGCCTTGTAGTCGTCTTCATTGATATAGCCTTCGATCTCCTTGCCTTTGAATCCTCCCGACACACAGTATCTGGATTTGAAATCGCCAAAAGTTGCACATCTAAGAATCTTCGGAGAGAGCCATGTGTATTGAGGATACGCCAGCTCCAGTCGCCCGCCCGGCACCGGATAACCAGAGGAGATGCGACGATAGGCTCCTAGCTCGCGAAGCAAGCGAAGAGTCTTGGTGGTTCGAGAATCATGGTGCATCATCATTTGAGACTCGTCCACAACGAATCCCATTCGTCCGCTTTTGAGAAACCGCTCCATGTGCTTGAGTGCATTCTTCTGCCTCGAACGCCAAAGAGCCCTCCGCGCTCGGAAGGCTGCATTGGATTCGTTCTTCTCGCGAGGCGGCGGTTTTGGCCGACGGCGAAACGCCTCGGGATAGATGGTAAATATCCGAGGCAGTTTCGTCTTTTGGAGCGGCGGTGGCTCCGGCCATACTGCCGTGATGCATTCCTGATCTGTTGTCTTGGGCAGCTCCGTTGTGATCCATTGATCATGCACGTCAACCGGGGCGACGACCAGCAAGCCGTCAACATATCCCGCCTGCCACATAGCGAGAAACTCTCTTAGGAGCATGTAGGTCTTGCCAACTCCCAGGTCAGGGAAGAGAGCGAAATACTTCTTAAAGATCATCCGCTCGTAGGCGATATCCTGCTGCTCGTACGCCGCCGGTCTTAGGAACATTATTTGATTCCGTTTTTCCACATGCACGAGTAGATAGCTTGTCGAGATACTACGAGCTTCCCGGCGATATTAATCACCGAGAGCCCTTCTTCACGCAACTTACGAACCTTCTCCGGATCGATCGCGCTCGCTTTTGGTCTTCGGCCATATACCCGCTTCCCTGTAGACGTCTCGATCTTCGGCAAACTCACCTCTAACGTTCTCTTCCTCCTTCGCATCGTATCCGAAGGGATGCTCTTGTTCGGTAGTGGGCTTGCGGCCTCCTTTGTCGTAGTCTCGCTTGACTCTCTGAGAAGGTTGCTCTTCGAGGACGTATCGGACATGATGCAATGCCTCTTCAATATCGGCCAATGTGCGCCACCGGAACAGTAGCTCAATGGCCTTGGCTGTATGTTCGTCTTTGACTTTGTTGGCCGAACAGAACAATCCGATGCTTTCCACAGTCGGCACCATGGAAGCCCGATTCTTCCGTCTCCCCGCTTCTGTAAGTTCGATCAGCTTGGCGACGATATGCTGGGACTTCTCGAGGTCTTGAACCGGCATCCCTTTCTTATCCCATCGCACCAGATACTTGGTCGCATATCCTTCCAAATAGCCGATACCGTGGTCCTCGATAAAATCCCAGTGCTGGTACCGCCCAGCCTGCGAGTAGTGGTCCCCGCCAACCTGATAGTCATTCGCCTTAGTCATAAGTATCCTCCTGCATCAAGACTTGGAACACTTCGCGAACTTCTGAAGGCAACGTGATCTCGCGCATCTTCATCGTTGCTTTGTGGTAGGATTTTCTCACAAGCTGATTACCAGCCAACAGATTCTGACGAAGGAATATCCATGCGTCAAACAAATCTGCCGCTTTGAGCCAGCGCATGTCTTGTTCGTCTAGATCGTTCTCATTCCAGAGCTCGTGCGTGCTTAGGATTCCTCCTTCGGCAGCGTCAATGATTTCTCGAACACCTGGATAGTCTTTGAACCATCGAGGGATATCGCCTGTCACATATTCAGGCACATCGTGAACCATCGCCGCCAAGATCAATTGCTTGCCTGGATTTGGATGTAACAGCAGGATGATCATCACGACGTTCCAAGTGTGAGCCGCGATTGTCTCCTCACGGATCACATGTGTTCGAGCATGCCAACGACGGACCTGACCAGCATTGTAGCAAAACATAAGCCGATCTACAAGAAATCGGACTCTTGTTTCTTCTCTTGATGCCATCTCCATACCCTCACTGCTATTGCTTTCGTCACCGATTCTGCATTGGCTGAGATCTGAATTATTCGATCCCAGCTTGGGCTCTGAAGACTGTCCGTCTCGTAGATTACCCGACATAGCTCGTCTAACTCACGTTTGGTTGGCTTTCGCATTCCTTGCCTCGATCCGATTATCGAACCATTGAAGGGCTGCCTCTTGCCAGTCAGGTGCAGCAATCTGCATCGCCCAGCTCCCGGCCTTCTCTGGATCTTTCTCATGCACGAACGCATGCCATGCACGATACATCGGTACGGCAATTCTGGCAAAGAACGGTGTATGCCAATCGTCTACTTCTGGTCCTCCCATTGTATATTGATCTATGAAGAACTTGGCGTCTCGCTGCCATTGGCTGATCATATCCGCTTTCGGCAACACCATGATATGTGACGGGTCGATGCCAATCTCATTGTAAGGATCTGGCGGCATCGGCTGTACCTTGCCGATCAATTTCTTGGTGACGTCAAACTCGGTATAGATATGAAAGTTGCTGCTGATCTGCGCATAGTATCCGATCTCACATCCAATGGCTGTTGCAATATACTCCTGCAAAAAACTGAAATGCACGACATTGGCTCCGTAAGCGCCATAGAGCATATCGTTGCTTCGGTTGAATACTGTCATGTCCAACTGACCGTCTCGGACATAGAACGAGATGCCGGTATTGCACGGGATATCCTTGCCGTCTCGGAAGCAATCGTTCATCCAAAAGATCGGGATGTAAGCCCTCCGAGTGCTCTTATCGTTTTGCAGTCGGTTGATTATCGACGTCAGCACCTTACTCCAACGATAGCCATAGCTCGAGACGAGCGTGACACCATCGTCCGAATACTCCTGCATACGTTTGTTGAACTTGACCAACCACGCTACTTCATTTCGCCCGGCCAGCATCCAAATGGACTCGAAGAAATGGAAGAAAGGATTGCAGTCACGCACCTTGTCGAAGAGCACACGCTTCCTTGGCTCGAGAAAGATCGTTGTGACCGGAAAGATCGAGCGACGCACCGGGCCATTGCGCGAAGGCTCCTCGATGACCGGAGCATTCTTATCCCACATCATGTGCCACATGACAGGGAAGGCTTCGTTGATGTTGTTGAAGATATATTCCATGTCCGGTTCTCCTTCTAGATATACTGCCGTACGCCATCTTCTAACTCAGCTAATTGATTCAAATCGTTCCAGCCCTTGTACTCTATCGCTCGACGGGCCTGCAGCTTGGGCATGCGAGCCAATGCCTCAGACAAATAGACATCTTCTGCATGTATAGACTGACACAAGTTAAACATATTGAGTAGATAGACGCCAGCCACGGCATCTTCTGAGATTGGTCGTTTCTCGGCTATCTCTAGAATACGACCGACACCGTCCTTGCGAACGTAGGACCATCGTTCGTCATTCTTTTGCTTCGGTCGAAACGTGAACACGACACCTGGACATTTGTCGTAGTCCAAGCTCTGGATACCTTCGATGATGCTTTTGCGATCGATCACATTGTCACAGTTGCTGATCAGCACAAAGTTTCTAAGACGTGTTGTCCGTAGCCAACGATAGACCGTCTGCGCTTGGCCAGATGTCGGCTCGATGAAATGCACCACTGTTTCTCGTCCAAGCGGCGGACAGCCCATTTCACGTCGTACAGCAATCTCGACATCCATCTCATCCGGAACCATATTGATTACTTCATTGATTGCCAACCAGTTCCGATCCTTCTCTTCGACATGGATAAACGGTTTTACTCCACGAGCCTTTACCCTCTCGCCCAGACCTGCAGCCGGGACGAACATCACGAAATCTTCCATGGTAAATCTCATAGCAATTCATCCTTCTTCTCGTAGAGCCAGGAACAGTAGTCGATGTTGTCGTCGCAAATTTCCTTCTGCCAATCTTCCTTTGCCCGCACTTTGATCCGCATGAAGTGTACGGCACACCAGAATGGAGCCATGTGGCATTCTTTCATTATCGCTCGGACATGGGCAGCGTGGAATTTGGTGCGTTGCTGTGGACTGTTCTTATCCCATCCAATAAGGCTCTGCAGCAACTTACCGTAATCTACATCCTTATGTGGCGGAATATAGTCATGCCGCTTTGCCTGCCAGTCTATGAATTTGTAGATCTTGGTGCGCTCGATCACGGTGTTCTCGTGCGTTAGATCTCCGTGAGTAAGACAAGCTGGAATATTCTCATAATACAATTGAAGGAACGGCAGAGATGGAAGGGTAATTTCATTCAACCATCCCTGAGACTCGATATACTCAAATGTCTTTCGCGCACTGTAGATCGGCGCGTTCTTATGGATCCACTTTTCGGGAATAAACCAATAGTTCTTCATCGAGGCTTCGGCTATCCGCCAATGCCATTCACGATAGATCGGAGGGCCCAAAGATTGTTTGATCGTTTCCATGACATAGCTTGACTTGCCCAGCCAGTAAATCCTAGGAACGTTCAGAGGCTGATAGTCTCCGATCTCCAGCATCACCCGGCCTTGTTCGGCGACCAGTGGCGAGCCGCTCTTTACCGTAAAGAATGGCGTCACCAATATATTCTCTCCTGACAGGTTTCGCTTCATTCTCCTCTCCCTTGCTTTATCGCCTTCTTCCATGCCACCACGATCCGCTTTGGACCCAATCGTTCGGCATCCTCGGTACGTACGATAACACGTACAATTCCTGGATGCAATTTTCCCATTAAGTCAGCACCGTCTGATATGATCTTCGAATTACGGCCGCTGGCAGTCTCTCCACCACTAGCATTGAATCCTCGAGGATCGTTAGTCGCTCCCCACATATAGATTGCATTCTCAAATCCGGCCTCCAGCAACTGGAGCGTATAGTCTAAGTCCTCGAACATCCGCACGCGCCCCAGCTTGCATACTTCCATGACCGTAGGGACATGGTATGCTAGAGCATGTGTTGCTTTGTGATTGAGAATGAACTCGTGGCCGTGGACTTGATTCATATATCGCTGGCTGATCCCGCCATGACGATAGTCGTCAAGCATCTCTTCTACACGGCGGAACATAGCACTAGTGGACTTATGGTTCGCATCGTGGATCCGGCCGTAACTCCGATCTTTCTTTACCATCTCAGGCCACGCTTTTGGATCGCCTTGCTGATACCCAGCGTAGCTCTTATGAACATGCAGACGGGTACTGAATCGAAGATCGTCGTCAAGCACGAGTATCTTCTCATACCTCATCTCAGAAGCGTGGCGGAATATCCACGCTCGCTTGGCGGCGATGTTGGCGCAATCCCTTGGAGCGGGACAAGCTACTTCAAACGCATTTGGGAACATACGATGCAGAGCATGCATCTCGTCTCTTGGGCAGACAAGAGTCGTGCGTTCCTGCCATTCCATTGGCAAGCCCGCCATCGTGATCTGATAATCGAGGCGCTTATGCGTCGGGACGTAGATCATCATTTCGCCGGTCATGGGTCACCCATATCCTGTACATTGTCATAGCTGCTATCGCCAACACTAGATAGGTTATCATGGCCGCGGCCGCAGCCACGATCCCTAGGACAAACCCTGTCCAGAACGGATCCATGTCAGCCTACCAGTCCTGTCTTACCAAGCTGGATGGCGTTCTGCCAACGTATGACTACCTCGGCACGCGGCGTACTGACGAGATAGTCTTTCTGTTTTACCTTTACCAGCCCCGGATGCAGCCGGGCCAGCTTATAGGCATCGGCATTGCTCGCCTTCATACTCCGTTCGAGACTGGCTCCTCCTTCGGCATTGTATCCTTCGTATTGCTCGACCACGACCCAGCAGTAGATAGCGTTCTCGAACCCTTTCTTCATAAGCTGGAGCGTGTAATCGAAATCCTCACGATGTTCGATCCGGCCCAGCTTGCAATGCTTGATCACAGTCGGCACGTGATATGCGTTGGCATACATAGACCGGCGGTTTAGCATGAACTCACCCCACATCTCTTGGTTCATGAGACGTGGGCCAAATCCTCCATGCCGATAGGTGTTTAGCATAGACTCGATGCGGCGAAACGCCAGATCGATCTTCGGGTCCTCGGGGTCTGAGCATTTGTAGAGCCCAGATGCTTCTGGATGTTTTTCACGATACGCTCGCCAATCCTTCGCCGTGCCTTTCTGAAAACCGGCAAACTGTTTGACGTACTCGTGGCGCGGGCAGAACGACAAGTCGTCGTCCAACATCATGATCTTTTCCTGTTTCAGACCCGCTGCGGTCTTAAAGATGAACGCTCGCTTCTGGGCAATCGACATCTTAGGATCAGGCTGCATGATGCAAGCGCACGACGGCCAGTTCTTCAAATGCGCGTGCATCTCATCTTTCGGGCAAACGATCGTTGTCCGTTTGCGCCATGCCTCCGGCATGTTCTGCAAGGTCAGTTGGATATCGACCCTACCGCGCGTAGGGATATAGAGTCGCATGCCGCTCATTGTTGGTTCATCCGGTTGTCGATTTCCATTCGACGATTGATCTCACGCAGTCGCTCTTGTCCACTGTTAGTGATCTTAAAGATACGGCATGGCGTCGGCATGTTATCCTTCCCGGGCGGGAGCATGGGATTCGGCAGTACCGGCTGCAGGTCCCAGAAACGGATCCAGCCCATCTCCATGCACTTCTGCCATGCAAGATTCATCTCTGGTTCTTGGAATACAGCGCCGACACCCATGACCAGTTTCTTCTCAGCCTCAACTAGGATGTTACGCTCGAAGTTCGGCTTAGAGCCGATGCCCGGAACGACGATATGTGGCTTCATAGGAACTTCTCCTCATAGGGAACGTATTGCGTCTTGCTGTAGCCTCTCACATACTTGCTGAATTCACACAACATGTTCTGCACATCATGCAGTGTCGCCCGCTTGCCGAGCGCAGGTAGCTTGTCGTCAATCAAGTCTGCAAGTTCTCGCATCCAGACGACACCTTGCTGTTGATTCATCTTCTTGGCATCGGCATCACCACGATAGATGATATTGAGCCCTTTGATGCTGCCCGGTCCAAGCGGAGCCCATGTCTTGGCATCCTTGGCTTTGATGATGCCGAACGTATTCCAATCGGCAACGATCTGTCCTGCCATGAACGAACCCTGACCGGGATGCTTTCGCAACTCCTTCCAAGTTTCCTCGAAGGATTCACAGAGCATGACGCCATTGCGGAACATAGGATCCAAAACACTATCTACGACCGCCACATATTTCTTTTGACCGGGGCCTGCCACCACGCCGGTTATGATATACGCAGCCCTGAATATTTTCAGCTTCTTCGTTTCCATGTGCCGCAGGATGTTCTTGTATCGCATCGGGGACCAGACAGTTGGCAGTTGCGCTAGCGTGTCTGGTTCGTTGATCCAGCGAGCCACGGCAAATGAGAACCATCGATCCTTGGGTGCCCACTCCTGTGCCCAATCCCCAATCCACTTAGTGACCCGGTCGTCGGCACGGATCATGTTGCAGAAGTGATATTGTTGCAAGACTCCGTCCGAAGTCCACGGTGCCTTTTCACCAGCCTCTTTCTTGCGCCGGATATTCTCACGTTCGTTGATGAATTTCAGAAAGCTCAGCTTCCTGTCTTTCTCAGTCTTAAGATCATTAACGAGCAGACTCATATTCCTTCTCCTCCTAATGTGCGTCCGGAGCGGTTTCCCGCCCCGGCCGACTTTGCTAAAGAGGTGAAGTTTATCGGACCTGGACGACGCCATCCTTCACGAGGAACGACAGGATGCCCGAAGCCTTGAACGGAATCTTGGCCTTGTCGAGCGCCTTGTTGAACTCGCCGAAGGTCATGTTCGGCTTGATGAGCGAGAGCGTCCGACCGACATTGCTGTCCGGGCGAGTGTTCCGCTGACCGACCACCTTGAGACGCTGATGATCCTCGAAAGTCTGGCGGGAAGCTCGTTGCGTCGGAGCTGCGGTCGCCTTGGCTCCCTTCTGCCCCTTGGCCACTTCCATCTGTTTCTTCGCACGCGGCTTGGTGACACCGAGCAGATCGCTCTCGACGTTCCGAGAAGCCTTGCCGTTGGTCGCTTCCTTTGCCTTAGCCATAGTCAACTCCTTCTGTCTGCGATTTATGATCCATACCCCGAATGCTATGAGCGCGAGGGGCTTGCGCACTGGCACTCCTTCTGCTACTTCCTCCACCTTGGCCAGCTCCGAGATGGAAGATTCTGACGGTGCATAGTATATCGCTTCCTCTAGCGTGCGAAAAGGAACAATGTGGACTACGCCGTCAAGATAATGGTCTATGACGAGATATAGCTCATGGTCACGCAGAGCCTGCTCGTCGTATGACAAGTTATGTGGAGGCACATCCCTATCTCCTTCGATCCTAGCACCAGTGTACCATAGATCTACTCGGAGTTAAACTTGAATTTTGCTTTACTCACCCTTCTTGTATCGAGGTCCCGACCACGACTCTACAGCCAGCGGACAATTAGGGACCCAAGACAGAGGGCCGCACAAGATGGTGTTGAAGATATCGAGCGTGACTGTATTCTTCTTTGCTTGGGTGATTAGCTCGTCATGTACTGTATGGAGCAGACGGAACCCACGCTTCTCGAGCGGAGCAAACTTGTCCGACATGGCATGCCGTGCCTCGTGCTGAATAATGTTCTCGGTCAACAGCCCGCCATATGGATTGTATTTGATAAACCGACGCGGCTTGTCGGCTTGATAGTACGCGCGCAACTCGGGAACAACTCGAGTTTCACCTTTCAGGTTCTTTGTCGTCTTGCCAACGATATGCGCGAATGGATAATAGAGTTTCCCGCCGTCCAGACATTGACAGACTAACATTTGGAACCGTTTGTCGTACCAGAACTTGATGCCGCGATATTCCTGCGCTGTGCCTTTCTTTGCCACCGCACGGATGCTGAGTGCTTTCATGATGCGCCAGAACCGCACCGTCATCGGATTGTTCTCACGCCACCGCTCGACCACGTACCGCGCGCCTTTCCAATCCTTCTCGTGCCCGCTGCCCGCCAACTTCCACAGTTGGTTAACCCATTCGCGCGTCCGTGGCGTTGCAGTCTTAACGACGATCGGATACAAGTCGCGGAAGTACACACCAGTCTTTTCGGTCTGCCGTGTCAGAGCCCCACAGCCTCCCTCGTATCCGAGCGATAGTTCCTCGATCTTTCCCCAATACCGCATGTCCTTCGTGCACTTCTCAATCGGCACGTTGAACAGTTCGGCTCCGTTCTTTTCGTACACGTCTGGGGCCAAGCCCATATCAGACAACATCCACTGCATGTTGGTGGACTCTTGCCCGGTAGTCGCCGCCAGCATGCGAGATTCGATTGACTTGAAATCGGCAACGTACAGATCGCTGTCTTCGTCGGCAACGATCATAGATCGAGTGGCGTTGGATACCGGCTCCATGACATTGCCATAGCAAGACTCGACCAGCCAAGACTGTCCTTGCTTGATCGTGTCCACCACGTCGTCGATCAACTCGAGATACTTCTTATCCAACCGCTTAAGATTATCCATCTGCACGCCACGACCGGCCCAGCGGCTTGTATGTGCTCCATAGAACTGCCTTGCTCCTTTGACTGTCCCGTCTGCACATAGATGGACCAACGCGCTCTTGTATTTGCTAGTGCTGCTACGGCCGCCTTCGAGCCGACACTGCAAGACAGTGCGCAAATTAGAAGGAAGATCGGGCGTCTTAAGCGCGTTCTCGATTGTTTCCTTTTTACAGTCGGTGACTTCGAGACCCTTTGCATTCAGCCATTGCTTGAGCTTTACCGGCTGGCTTGGATTGAACCCGCATATCTTCTTAGACTTCGCCGCCAACTCAAGGCTTCGAGTCTTAACGATCCGGATGGCATTTTGACAAAGATCGGTGTCGATCCGGATACCTCGATCTGCTACACGCTGATCGAACCAGTATTGACGTTCTTCATCGATCGGCAACAGTGGGAGTCTATCACCGCACTCTCGTTCGGTAACGACGTCCTGTCCGCAATAGGAATACAACCTGTCATAAGTTGCCTTCCACTGCTCGCGATCCCAACGATGGACCTTCTCGATCTCCCCCATCACGCTGTATTCGATCTTGCGCGGCTTCGTCAGCTTGCGCATGGCCTTCGCACCCTCGGTATCCTTCCGAGCATCCACCCGCAGTGCTGGAGCCGCGAATTCCAATTTGCCTGGGAATCCACAAGCAAGCGCCCTGACCATGGTGCAACGCCACTGGCGAATATCTACTTTGACATGCTTCGCCATCCGTCTGTTCCACACCAGACGTTCAAAGAGCGCGTGCCATGCGTGAAGCATGCCGCCGCGCTCAATGTGCCGTTTCAGATCTTTAGGAAATGGCTCCCAGGGTTTCCATACTTGGACGGGTTCGTGGTTGATGGCCCAACCCATGCACAGGACGTCGAAGTATGGATCTTCGATATAGACGTGTGTCCCGACTATTGGTAGTTTCCGGACACCGAACGTTTCAAAGTCAATGCTGGCAAAATCCTGTTTGAGCATTTTCTACTCGTGGCAAAGGGAGGTGCAGGGGATGCCGCCCCTGCGCGCCCACCACTCGACTGTTCCACGGATCGTGACAGGTGGCTTCATTCTCAGACAGGCCAGGAATCGGCCCCGGCAAAGATCTGTCTAGAGAAACTCGTCGGCTGCGTCCTTCTTGCCTTTGCCAGCCTTGGTCGCCATGCTGGTCGGCTTCCGGCGCTGCGGCCTCTCCTCAACCTCTTCCTCGAGATCCTCGCCGCTATCCTCCATATCCCGTTCCAACTCGTCCCCTTCGTCTTCGGACCAGCTCTCGGGATCGTAACCGCCACCACCCAGAGGCTCGTCGTCGCGAATGAACTGGACGCCAGCAAGTCCAAGTCCGACGCCACGATTACCTTTCCGATCGTAGATGTACGGACGATACAGCAATCGAGCCCAGCATCCGGAGTAGAACGTGCTGAGATCAACTTCTTCCTTGTTACGGCCGATGCAACGTGGTTGATATTTGCTGGAAGTGTTGAAGTAGTAGGCTCCATCCACAAAGCCTTCGTACTCACCAACCTTGTCGTCCTGCTCGCGCAATGGATCCTTGTACCGAGACCCGCGTTCGCCCTTCTCCTGGATGGCAAACCGACGGCAGGATTCTTTGAGCAGGGATAGATTCTCTCCTTTCTTAAAGAGGCAAGCGCATCCGTAGTTCTTGCGCTCGCTGCCGTCATCGTTCTCGCCAACCTTCGGTTGGACAAAGTTGACAAAGCTCAATCGGCAGATCGGACCGCGGACTGCGAAGTTGCTATAGAGGACGGAACCATTGGGAAGCTTCTTGATGGGCTTCAGTTCCTTGTCGCTCTTAGCGTCGTTCTTTCCCTTAGCCATGATGTGTTCCTAGTGTTAGGATGTGTTGATAGTGAGGGTCGGCGAGTCTAGCCCGCCGACCTAACACTAGGATACTATCAACGACCTACGAACGCAATGTGATTTTACGGGTTCTTGCTTTTCTGTTGCTCGTGCAACTTCACGAGATCTTCGCCTTTTATGACGACGTAGTTCTTACTGTTCGACAACCCTAACACGTAGACGTACCCTAGAAAACACAGGACTACTCCGATAGAACAGACGATTAAGGTCCAGAGTACCCATGTCATATCCCCCTCCTATCCCCGCTCTAGAATATCCCTCTCCTCCCTTTGCTCCAGTAGTAGAGCACGATTGGCAACCATCCACAAGACCAGCGCACGAATAGGATTGCGTTGGTCATCCAAAATCTCAAGCGATTTGTCCGATAGATCGGATTCAACCGGCGCAGGACACCGGACAACACGCTGTATGCAAAGAATGCGCCTGCAGCGAAATAGAGGCCCAGCAGGGCTAGAGCCAACATCCGGCAATCCATGGTGCTCTCCTTAGGTTAGGTCGTGCTCTTCTTCGAGAGCTTCGACTGCGCTGTCACATCTGGCTGCCACACCTTCTAGGAAATCCTTCGCTTCCTGTGGTGTCATCTTATCAGGCACGCACATTGCCTGAATGTGTTGATCGGCAGCCTCAACCGCTTGGCTCACCTTGTCTTCGGCCATCGTTCTCTCCATCGTTGTCTTTGAAGCCGGGCAAATACTGCACGCCGACTGTGGCAATTATAGCAGGCCGCCACACATGACCGCAATACTGGCATGCGTGAGTGTGGTGCGTATTCTGAGCGAAGATCCCACGGTCGATATGCCTTTCACGACACATGGGACAATGGATTATCATCGGAACTGGCTTTTCGGAATCCATCTAACTCTCCTTGAACAGCTTGGCGCGCACCGCACAGTCTTTGGCTTCGAGAAGCTTGCGCAATGCCATCCGTCGTTCCTCGTTTTGCGGCACGAGATACATCAAGTTCCCAGCCAGTTGAAAGAACGGCTTCGATACTTCGGCCAGATGCGGCGGCAGATGGCCAAACTCGAAGAACTGCAAGAGGTTGTCGTCATCCGATGAATTCATCTTCGGCTCCTTCGTCATCGAAATAGGTATCGAGGCGCGGCATGTGACGCGCATTGTCTGCAGGCTGCAGTTTCTCCCGCCCCGGTGTCTTGTGCCAGAGCTTGTCGAAGTCGCCATAGAGGGCTTTGTTCTTAAGCATCCCCCGGACCCGAGCGACGCCCAACATCTTCCGAGGCGCATAGTCGTCCTCGTTTAGATTGAACTTCGCTTTCATCTTAGCTCGCAGTTGCTTCACCAGCTTCTGCTTATCGCCATTCCATTGTTTTGATTGACGACCGGCTCCCAGCACCCAACCCATCGGAGGCTTATTGCTCTGGGCCATCTCGTACGCCAAGTTCTCGATCGACTTGATCCACTGTTTCATAAGTGGCAGATCGAACAGGAGAGACCCAATCCGGCCGGTATCGTTCTCGTCAAACTTGTTACGCAACAGACGGTACATTGCTTTTTCTGCCGTACGGCAGACAGCATGAGCTCCGCAATACAGACAATGCGATCCTGCCTTGCGAGGCGCTCTAGGGTCCTTTACGGCATCGACCTTGTCCTTTAGATCTTCTTCGAAGGCTCCGAGCTCATCGGGATCGGTGACATCGTGCAAGAATGGTCCGTCAACGTGATCCAAACGGGGTTGGTAGATCCAGAGGTGTACGGTATCCACTTTCTTACCGGCGCGCCGCAACTCTCGCAGCTTACCTGATGCATAGATCCGTATCTGTTTATTGTTCCGAGGCTCAGCAACTGCTCCATAGCCGTACTTGAGATCAAGTATGTGCAGCTGATATTCATTGTCTTTCGCTCGATCCAACGGGTCAATTGGATAGTAGCCATACCATCCACAATCAAGCGTTCCACCACATTGCACTCCTTGTATTTTGAATTCGACGTACTTCTCGGTCCAAAGGATCCCTTTGCCGACCTTGCTCCTGACGAGATCTACTCCATCCTGCACATGCTGGACCATGTCCTCGTCGATCACCCACTGCCCGGCATCCTTGGGTAGAGTGACTTCTTCCCCTAAGAATGCTTCGGCATCTGTCTTACGACGCAGACATTGCTCGAAGAGCCAATGCGCCGCTGTCCCTTCATTGGCGATGGCCGATCCTTCGGTCAACATCGGAGCCATGCGCTCGGCCAGCACGCTGCCGGGGCACACGGTCCAGCGATGCGCGCTAGAAGGGGCTAGGAAACGAATCTGCATCGCATCACCTTCTCTTGATTTCATCTAAAGTGATTTGTTCGAGATCTTCGAACATCTGGGCTTGCTTGTCGCTTGGATAGACCCGGCTGATCAATAGAACATTGTTATTCTCGCCCGGTACGCCGCCTAATCGGACGATTAACAAGAAACCATTGTCTACTAGACGGATTTCGATCTTTAGAGTTTTCATAGATCACCCTGCGTCTGAGATCACACGACCGCGATGGTCCTTACCCTTGTGCTTGGATCCTCCGCGATACTTGGTATTCCGGGTAAATCGGATACCACCCCACCATGACCGGCTGCGCGGCATGCCGGTGACAGGATCACGAATCAAGTTCAATGCCGCCTTTTCATCCTCGCTTAAAGGACGAAGATGGGTCGGCTTGTGAGAAGCAGGCATTACAGCAACCCTCCTTTTTCGAGCCATGCTCGGACATACAGCTTGAGATAGAAATCGTTGTCTATTTCGTGGAGTTCTGCTAACATCTCAGTAAGGTTCGCTTCAGTTAGCAGGTTCTTAGACGGACTTGTCGTGCGCGCCCATTCGTCAAGTTCATCCCACACATCTGTCTGCGTCAACATGGTACCTCCGATGAAGAGTCCACAAAATAAAAGAGGGGGCTCGCGGGGAATTGCCAATCCCATATGCGAGCCCCCTACTGCCAAGTCTAGTTCATGGCTACTAACGATTAGAACAACCAGATGAGTACTCTAACCACTGAGTTACCCCGGTACAGTGGTAGAAGATGGAACCGGGGGCAGGATTCGAACCTGCGACTCTCATTGGGTTTTCACCAGACCTTTCTTAGCAGATGGTTTAGGCAGACCGTTGAGGGCAATACACAGAATCGAAGTACGACCCTAATGTCCCATATGACTATGGGAGCCTGACCATAACCATGTCCCTCACAGGACCTATGTAGTCCGCGACATCCGGCCGTGGACAATGAAGTTGAGAAGCGGCGTCGCTATCCGCTCCTCGCTGATCTCTACGTCATTCGCTCGCTGACGTGCGCGTTTCGCTGCCTGTATCACCGTATCGATCCTCCCGAGCATGTCCGATTTTTGGGCTGGGCTTATCGCAGCAGTATAGTGCGTTGTCGTCACCTTCGCAACCCGTACGTCGTCGTGACTCTCTTTGACCTGAGCAGGATGCTGTGGCGTCGGTTGGACCACTACGGTATAGACAGGGAGTTTCCTTGTAATGTATGAGATCTGATCGCGGCTCGATTTGTGGATGTAGCCTTCCGAAGATTGCGCAGAGTCTCTTTCCCAGACAATCCCAGGCGCTTGTGTCGGAACCATCTCGACCATCGCCCGATATTCCTTGAACTTGTTCTCGAGAGTCAGCAAGAAACCGACCGGGACAGCTTCGGCCACGACGACTCCATCAATCTCCAGATCGGCTTTCGCTGTCTGGTTGGCGCACTCGATCTGGTAGTCGAGATCCAGCAATGCCCGGATATGGCCGTTCACATAATCCAACTTGCCGGGCACCGTCTCATCGACCTTCTTTTCCTCGATGCCGTTGAATTTCTGTTGCTCCTCGTCATAGAACTCAGTGATCTTGACGAACCCAGCGAAATGGGACGCACCTTTGAATGTGGCACGCGCCTCGTCTAAGATCTTCTTGGCGACCCCAGAACGATCCTTGTGGATCGACAGTCCTTCATGTAGCTTGGCCATCTACTTCTCCTTTGGAACCATTTTCCTAAACGCTCGTATCCAATCCAAGGCAAACGTGTTTCCGCGTCTTGCCAGCAGGATAATCTCAATCGCCTTGGCTGACGTGTGCCCGCCACGGCAGAGCAAGCGATAGACTCTGCCGTAGTGTTTCTGCTTTACCATTTCATCCCATGTTTCTTGAAGATAGCTGCGGCGAGATTGATCAGATGCTCAACTTGCGGACGATAGGTATGGCTCTCGATGCTGACCCACCTGTCTCCCTTATCCTTGGCATGCACCTGATAGTGCCTCTCCATCTCTTCGCGAGTCTTGTAGGAACAGCAGCCGTAGGCGACGAAGGAGCCAATTTCTCCGTCATGGTCTCCCATGCCATTATCTTGATAACCCTTATCGTCTGGATCGGTGCAAATCCTGACGAGGAACTCGTGCTCCTCACCGTGACCAAATCGGTCCTTATGTTCATGTGCAGGAGTACGAACTCCTTCATAGCGGTATATCCATTCCTGCTGAGGAGTGGGTTCCTCTTTATGAGAATATTGGATTTGCCGTTCCAAATAAGAAAGATCATTCGGTTGCCGCTTGGATGTCCGCTTGGTCACTTTCTTGCTTGCTGTTCTATTCTTGCGCGACGCAACTTTTCTACGAGCCATTGTTCTCTCCTCCTTCTAGAGCTTGTCGAGCATATGACGGCATATGGCCAGATCGATTGGATCTCGGCTGTTCAAGCACGTAACTCTATGCCACGCCTGCTTCTCGGGCAGGCTCAGCTGATCATAGACCTCGTTTACTCGGATCATCGCCGGGTGATCCTGTGGCAATATCTGCATCGTCTTCTGATCGACGATCACCGGCCGACATCCCGGACAGCCCTCCTGATACTCGTCCCTGCTCATTATCTACTCCTTCGTGGAACATATGACAGTTGCTGCAATACTTCTCGCGGACATCATTGGGATTGTGCGAAGTCATATTGCACTTTGGACACGTGATAGATGGTGGAGGATCCACCTTCTTTGGTTTCCATGGATAGTAGTTTGCTCTCCACACCATGCGCGCCACCAGTTCATTCTTTTCTTCGTCTGTGAGATGCTTGCTACGCCGGACGGCGGCAATCGCATGGGTTAGGATCATGATTTCCTCGGCTTGTTGGTCAGGAAGTCCATGACGCGAGTTTCCTCAGAGATAAGAGGCTGCACCATTGCCTGCAGCTTCTCCTCCGTCTCACCCCAGAAGATCATAATGTCGAATGGACGATCCCATTCGGCACCAAGGATATGGATCGGATGACCTTCTCGCATTCTCTGGATGTTGCCCTCGCTAAGTCCGAAGGCATACATATCCTGACCTCTACGGCCTTGAGCATAGAGCTTAATCATGCCACAGGGTCCTTCACGATCTTGATGATAACGTAGGTGTGGTCCACGTCTCCATTAAAGACCTTGGCCTGCTCTTCGTCCAAGGCGGTGGCCAGATTATCGTCGATATCCAGCTCTACCATGAACCGGGCGTCACGAACCGTAATGTCCACGACTGGATAATCCTCAAAGTTTGGTTTCTCAGCCATTTACTTCTCCTCTCTTCCTGAGTTCGCCCACCAATGCTTCAGCGGCAGCGATCTGTGTGGCGAAGTTTCCCTTCTCGCATTCCAGCGCAGGCAGCTTGCTGTGGCGCGACCGACGGATGCGCCATAGATCGCCACCCGCCTTCACGACTTGGTATTGATCATATTCTCGAGGCCGCGCGCCAGACATCAGCACACGAGAACTCGTCGGTCGTTTCATTTCGGCTCCTCCTTGATCTGTTTCGTTGCTCCCAGGAGCTCACGGAGCTGATCGCGCACTACTGGATCCTCGACCGTGCGCAAGAAATCACATTCCGCACACAGATTGTCTGTTGTACCCGGTCGCCGTTCGAGGAACGTGTAGACATGCGTCCCGCAGTCCTCACATTCAAACTCCCTCGGGCCGCTCATTTGGGCCACCGTTTCGCCCGCTCGGCGTTCCACGGCAAGTCCGGTATCTCGTCACCGAAATACGATTTCAACAATTCGGTCAGGATACGGCGTTCCTCGACCGTCACACGCATTTTCGATATCTCATGACCCAGCCGAATCATATTGAGGTGGAACAACTTGTGGTCCCTTGGCCTCAACTCGATCCGCAACAACCCATCGTCCGACATAACCTGTCCTCCTATAATAACCGCAGGCTCGAAAGGACGGTAGAGGAAAACCCGGCCTTCGATTTCCTCCCACCCTGGACTCGTCTTAGAGCGACCACCGACGTCCCAAACTAGGAGTTAGCATCCAGTGCCATTGCCGCACGACACGACCACCGGAGAACCCGCGATACAAACCCAGCATAGCAAAACGCCCCGGTTCATGCAGCATGAACTGCACAGACCGGGGCGCCTGTTAGAGCAGACCGAGGAGGGGCGTCGGAACAGTCTGCTCTGTTATCCGATCGAACTACGCCTTCACGCCGAGGAGCTTGGCCAGCGGCTTGAGCTTGGCGTCCTTCACGTCATCGTCGAACTTGGCGATCTTGACCTTCTTGAACGCGTCACGGATCTTGGCAACGTCATTCGGCTTCTTGGACATCGCCCTGATCTTCTCGACGATCTTGTCGCGAAGCTCCTGCATCGGGTCGGCTTCTTCACCTTCCTCACCCAGGAGGTCAGACCCGTCGCCCTCTTCCTCGGACGTCTCTTCTTCGGTCGTTTCCTCTTCGGGCTCGGTCTCCTCAGGAGCGGCACCGCGCGCTTCCAGCCACGTCTTGACCTGCTCGACGACTTCAGCTTCGTCGTCGCCTGTGAACATCACAGAAATACCCATGGTCTTTCCTTTCACTCTGCAGAGAGGCATCTTTGCCTCGCCGACCATGGTGGCGATGGATGTTCTTCCGCGCAAGCTGAATTTGGCACCTTATATTCGCCCGCGCGAGCGCGCGATGCGCTCCTGTTGCTCTTTTATGAGCTGTTTCATCCGTTCTCTTCTCAATCTCGTCCGTTCCATTGTACGAATATGCGACACCATGGCCCGGAGCACCATCATCCCATCCACCCTGTCAATTTCTTCTGCTATATGAAAGGCACTGGCAGCGCAGGGGATGCAGATCTTAAAATCTATTGTATTCAAATAATCTCGAGCTCTTTTTGGAAGATTGTCGAACTCTTGCATAACTTCTACTGGATCTACATACGACTGTATCATACATCCATAGATATTGGTCTGCTGGAGCAACGAGGCTGGAAAATCCGAGAGTTTCATATTTACTATCCTCCACCGCTTACCGCCGGTACCAACCGCAGTATGCCTGTATCTACTGGTCATATGCAATTAGAACTTTACATTGCCAGGAAAATTGCTGCCGGAAATATCGGCTGCTACAATAAGGGTAAGAGGGCCGGAACGAAAGAGGAGAGAATGACAGACTATCTTAAGAAATACGGATTGACCGTTGTAAAGAACGGATGGCCGATTGTTCTACTTCCACATGGGAGCAAGAAACCAATTGGATTCAAATGGCAGGAGAAGGTTGTTACAGAGCACGACATCAAGCGAGCGCTCGCCTCCGGTAAGGAGTACGGGTTTGGGATCAAGTGCGGCAATGTGGTTGGGATAGACGACGATTACGAGGAGTCGGACACTGTCACCGAAACGTTCCTCGATGCGGTCAAGGAGCTCAAGGACCATTACTTCCCGAAGTCGCTCTGGCGGCGTGGCCGTCCGACGCGACAACCACTCCGCGTTATTCGTCTCAAGGACGGGGAGGCCGCCAAGTCTCTCAATGTAGACAAGCTGCAGATCATCGGCAAGGGTCGTCAGTTCGTTGCCTATAACCTCCACCCCGATACAGGAGAATCGTATGTCTGGCTCAAAGGCGAAGACGAAGGCATCGGAAGCCCAGTCTCAATGCGATTCAAGGACATCCCCCAATACAGCAGAGCAGAGCTCGAGGGATTCTTGCAAGGGGTGCTCCTCCTCGAAGAAACCTTCGGACTGGCACCCGAACGAACAGGAGATGTTGTCCGCGCTATCAAGGCTGGTGAGCGTCCGAAGCGTGTCGCCGGGCTTTCTGCAGACCGAAAGCTGGTTGAGAAAGCATGCGAGTACATTGTGAACGATCCGAAGTGGGGATGGGAAGACTGGAATAACAACATCATGATGCCCCTCTACAACGCCAGCAAAGGCGAACCGTGGGGTTTGGAGCTTGCACATGCGCTATCGGCCCAGAGCGATCTCTACGACGAAGCGACGACGGAAGAAAGATGGGAACAAATCGAGAAGCATCCAGCCGATCTACTCGGTTGGCCACGGCTCAATTGGCTGGCTCGACAACAGGGTATGCCTTTCCTCGGTCCGCTGGATTGGGACAACTACCGAGTCTTCATGGACCGCAAAGAAGTCCTTAATGTCACGAATAATCAGTGGATTATTTCTGAGAGGTTTAACGATCTGTTTGCAGATTATAAAGAGAAGAAACGCACGGTGATGCAAACGTTCGTAAAGAACCGTCCCGATCAAGTGTTCGACACGATTACGTGGGACAGCAGCCTGCCCAGCGGGATGGCCTCGAAGTCCGGACGTCGTCTTTGGAATACATGGGTGGCCCCGGACTGGTGGGGCGAACCGGGCGATATAACGCCATGGCTTATCGTCATGGATAAGATCTTCGGAAATCTAATGCATCTGGTGATCAAACGGATGGCGTGTGACGTCCAGTATCCCGAAGTGCGGCCGCAATGGCACATCCTTGTCACGGGAGAGAACGGCATCGGCAAATCGACAACATTCTATCCGCTTATGGAATGGGCCAAGCGATTCAACATGCACGCGCCTATCACAACGAATATGATCAATGGCCCGTTCAATGCATGGATATCTCGTAAGAAGATCATAACGTTGAACGAAGTGGTTGGCATCACGTCAGCGCAATTCGACAATCTGAAGGACATGCTGGCGGGCGGTGAGAGCGAAATAATGGTCAACGACAAGAACGTCAAGTTGGTGCCTGAACATCTTATTGCTTCGTTCTACTGTTCCAGTAACCATCGCAATGCGTTGTCGATCACAAAGACCGAGCGCAGGCTCTTGGTCCATCATAGTCAAGAGCCATCGCCCGAGAAGGGTAGCAAGGCATCGAAGGAAGCATATGATGCATTCCAATGGGTTAAACAGAACTGGCCTCGAGTGGTTCATCATCTGAAGCATGAAGTCAAAGTGTCCTCGGCGTTCGTGCAAGTTCATCCCGGTGTGACGGCTGGACAACGAGAAATGGCGGACATGACCGCCCCAGCGCACGAGCGTATCGCCGACAACATCCGCGAGATCATGCACAACGTCCCTGTCTTCGATATGCGGGACGTCGCCACCGCGTTGGCCATGGACGAGAGCAGCGTGGACGGCAGCATGATCAACAATGGCATGATCCGCAAAGCGCTAAGCCATCTAGGTGCTGTCCGTCTCAACAACGGCCGGTCTGTGAAGATCATCAACGGACATGGCGCAGAACAGAAACGGTTATGGTCCCTCGACCGCGAACTGGAAACGGCACCGAATGAACAAGTGCGATTCCTATACGAGACGTTCCGTAAAGATGAGAAGTACAGCTAGAAGGAGAAAGTAATGTCTGATATCGCAATCATGACTGCACAAGAGCTCATGCGCCAAGCTGGCATGACAGCTAACGACTATATGTCCTATGCCATCGAGCGGATCGACAAACAGCTGGGAGTTGGATACGCCCGCAAACATCCGGAACTTATCGGACAATTCATGCGTACGGCTGCACAGGATTTCCATACTGCTATGATGGTGCAATGTTCCGTGCGCGGTTCCCAATCCTAGAAGACGACTATCCCGCGGTCAAACTAACAGAAGGAGTAGACTATGTCATCCGATATCATGATCGATCTTGAGACGCTGGGCCTCCAGCCGGGTTGCGTCCTGCTGTCGTTGGGTGCAGCCGCTTTCAGTTTGAATGAACCCGGCAGTCTAGGGGACACCTTCCATTGCAACATCAACCGAACCTCGTGCGTCAAGCTGGGTATGTTCATCGACCCTTCCACGGAAATGTGGTGGACAACGCAGAGTGAGGAGGCGAAGGCAGGACTCTGGAACCCTCAGCCGGTGGACATCAGCATTGCCTTCTACCACTTCTTCGAGTGGATCAAAAAGCATGGGGATGTTCGCGTGTGGTCGCATGGGGCTGGCTTCGATCTGCCTATGATCCATGATGCTGCCCGGCGCTGTGGATATTCTATGCCATGGTCGTTCCGCAATGAACGCGATACACGGACTCTGTTCCATCTGGCACGAAATCTGATTCCGTGGGGGCAATACGTCGAGATAATGGAACAAAAAGCTGGTGTTCACCATCATGCGAGGGACGATTCTGTCACACAGGCCGAACAGGTCATGAAACTCTGGGCAGCCGTGGAAGGGTCAAAAAATGGGGGGTGAACGGTGCGCGGTGCAGGCCGTTTTGGTGAACAGCACCGTGAGGTGCATACTTTCCTGGGTGGTCTAAGCGTCTGTAATAACAGGAAAATATCCAAATTCAGGTGCAGGGTGCAGTGGGTGCAGCAAATGGCCATTTTTATATATAGATATACTCATACATATTCAATATACTTTCCTTCGTATTGCTATGGGTATTTACTGCACCCACTGCACCTTCTATTAATAAATAAGGGGAAATAGTAGTAAATATATGGATTTTTCTTGGGTGCACTGAATTGGGTGCAGTAGGAAGTATTCAGCAATTGAGATGCACCGCTGCACCTGAGCGAAAGGAGGGACCAAAATGGATGCGAGACCAGTTCAGCTTGTAGTGTCTCCCGAGGAGTTTCTGGAGTTGCAAATGGTCGATGATGAAGAGCTGTTGGTGCTGGTGTCCTGGATCACGGGGCAGTCCTTGAGTACGGTTCGACAGTGGGCTGTTCCAAACATGCCACCGATAGAAGTGATTGTCGATTGGAACAGGGAGTAGGTCATGCCGAAGCCTATCTATCCCGAGG